TCACGAGTTATATTTTGAACAGATTCTGTTACTCCTAAATCTTTTAAGTATTTATTTCCTCCTGGTGTTCTTTCTAATTTTTTAATTAAATCATTTAATTGAGTAAGTGCTTCTTCTTCTGTTATGTTTTCTAAAGCCCTGTCTTTGTAGACACCTTGAATTTGTTGATAAATTCCTGTAAGTGGGGATTCTTTTGGCTTTGCTGTTGAAGCTGCGTTGCTTACTGCTGTAGATTTTTTATTTAAAACATCTATTTGTGCCTGTAAAGCATCAATCTTAGATTGTACTGCCTTGTCTATTGCATCTTCTGCTACCTTTAATTGTTGTGCTCCAACAAGTCTTTGAATACTAATTTGTGCTTGTGCGGCACCAACCATATCACCTTTAGCAAGAGCTGTTTGATAATTTAATTGCTCTTGCTGTATTTGAAGCTTAATATCTTCAGACTGTTGCTGATCTCTTAAAGCTTTCTTTCTTTCATCGCCTTCTTTTTTAATTTGTTCAATTTGTTTATTCTTTAAGCTAATTTGAGTTTCAAGATTTTGAATTGCTGTTTTGCTTGCAGTTGCTTGTTTTTTATTAAAGGCGTCAATGTCTTTGGCCATTTTTCCAGTTAAGGAATTTTCTTGAGCTTTTTTGCTTGTAACATCTAATAATTTATTGTAGTTATTGGTTACTTCTTCTACTGCAAAAGCAAGTTTTTTTAATTGTCCTTTATCTAATCCGCTTAAATCTTTTTGAACTCCGCCAAGAACAATTCTCCATTTTGACAAAGCCGTTTCAACATCATCTGATGTGCTTAATATTTCAGCTAATCCTGGGGAAGTTTTTGATATTTCAACTATTAGATCTTGAGTTAATTTTACATTACCTTGTCCAGATTTTTCTATTGCATTATATTGTTCTTTTAACGCTAAAGATTTATCTGTGGCATTTTCTATGTAGTCTCCCATTGATGAAAATATTTGAAGTAGTCCAGCAGCCCTATCTTTGCTGTCTGTAAATTTAGACATAGCAACAAGCATAGATTCAATTGCAGTTTTTGCACTTGTAATGCCAGCTAGCCCTTTATCTCCTAGTACTATTTGAATAAAACCAGACTTTCCAGATTCTGCAAGTAATGCAGCTATCTTTGCATTAGCTTGTGCTGCTGACTCTCCAGCAGCAACAAATTGAGCTTTTAATCCTTGTGCAACTGTGATTAATTTATCCGATGGTGTCTCTTTAAACAATTTAACTAATTCTGGATACGTAGACTTTACTTTTTCTCTTAAGTCAGCAAATTGTTTTATAGTTAATGTTAAACCAGATAGTCCAGCAGTATTCATTTGTGCATGCAATAACGCTGCGGTTGCTCTGGTATCTTCTATTGTTTTTGTAACTTGCTTTAATTGTGAGTCAAAATCTTTAATTGGTTTTACACCACCAGAAAATGCTAGTCTATTTAACTTAGCAGATTCTTCTTGATTCTTTTTAAATTTAATTAAAGCTGCTGTTACTCCTACTATTGCGGCACCAGCTGCTACATATGGATTTGCTAATAAAGGTCCAAGCCTTCCAAGTATTCCAGCAGTTGATGTTCCTTGTGCAGATACCTGGCCAAGCTTTTGCATAATAGATTGCAGTATGGTTGGGACAAGTATCATTCCAGCTAAAGACCCTAAGTTTCCGCCAGCTTTTTGACCTAATGCTGCACCAGCAGTACTGCCACCTATATAAGCAGCTGTTGTTCCAAGATTCCCCATAACAGACGGTATTCCATAATTATTTTTTCCACGCTTTACTCGTCCACCAACAACTCCACCACGATTATATCCTCTAACTTTTCCGCCCATGTTCATAGCTGATAATAGATCGGAGTCTTCTTTGTTATATCTATTTTGTTGTGTTGATCTTATGCCTCTAATAAATGAACCGCCATGACTTCTTTTACTGCTATCATTTATGCCACCAATTTCAGCAGCATTTACGTATCTTCCCCAATCAGATTCTGTCATGGGGCCCTTATGTTTTGAAACAAAACCGTTTAGTCTAGTCCCTGCGTATTCAGATATTCTTTTTGCTTCAATTGGCATTACTCCCATTGATTTTAATTTTATAAGTAAACTTTGCATGCTTTCAGGGCCAACAGGTTCCCAGTTGTCTCTCCAGCCAGTTCCATTTGTATTTGTTTCTGGTAAATTACTTTTTATAGCTTCATTAAATCTTTTTGAAGTTTTAACCCATGTACTAGATAAAGCTTTTAGAGTTACGTACTTTGCTCCAGATGGTACTGGTACGCCTATTGATTTTAAAACATCTACTGGAATATTATCGTCTGGACCGTAGCCCATTTTTTTAAGTCTTTTTATAAAAGAAGGACTATAGGCGTGAGTTAAAGTTTGTCCAGGAAGTGTGGGGGTTATTCCATAATTTTTATTACTTTCATTTTTATAAACACTACCTCTAGTTAATCTGTAATCATTAAATCTCATTAAAGATCCAGGTTCTGAAAATGATTGAGTAGTAGAGCCAGTTCTATCCATAACCCCTCTACTTGCTCTATAGTACTCTTTACCTGGAGATCTAAATCCTGAGAAAATTTTGGAGGCTGCTGCGTATTTTGCAACAAGAGAGGGAATTCCATAATTATTTTTTGAAGCTACAACCCTGCCGCCAACTGCAAATTGATTGTTATAGGCTAATAGCATTTCAGATTCTGATGGTGTCGGATTATTAATTATAATTTCTCCAGGAGTTACCATTGCTGGTACTACTTTTCCACCTTGATTGTAACCCATTAAATTATCTGATGCTTTTCTATTTAATACAATATCTCCCTCTACCAAATTCATAAATTGAGTATCTGTTGTGTCTGATCTTGGCCCAGGAACAACCATTCCGCCTGTTGCAAATTTCTTTGGCATTGTTGTTTCTGTTGAATATCCTGCCCCGTATGTCCTTACCCCAAGAGATCTTGCAATTTTATCTATGATTTTTGATGCTGGCCTATTTGGTCTAAAAATTTCTTTAATGTTTGCTTTACCTGTAGGTCCAACTATTGGCTGATTAATTAAAGGAACTTGTGTTAAATTAGCGGTTCTTCCAAGATCTGCAGCAACTTGAGCAGTTGTTTGCGCCATCATTGCTTCTAGCTGTGAATTTATTGCAATAATTTTTGCACGAGCAGTATCTAACGTAATTTTTCCTGCTTGTAGTTGTTGAACAATTAATGCAGATTGTGATGCTGCATTGGTTGTTATTTTTGTCATTGCTGGAAGAAGCTGTCCGAATGTAGTATTTATTTCTGTGCTAAATGTTCCTGTTCTAGCAATTTCTTTCTTTAAATCTGCAACTTCTCTTTTTGTCATCATAGACAATGTACCCATTAGAGAATGCCACTTTGCTGCTTCTCCAGCAACTATTCCCGTAGAAGCCCCTCTTGAAGATGTTAATCCTTCAATTTTTGGCAGATCCCCTGCCATAAATATTTGAGGAACAGTTCCTATTTTTTGATTTACATCAATTGATCCTGGGGTAACAGAGTGAATTGTTTGAGCATCTCTTTGTCCTTTACTCATTAATGCTCTTGGATTATGGTGTGAAGCAGCTCTTGTGCCTACCTCTCCCACAAGCGGGTGATTAGGATTTACTACTCTTTGTCCAGCAATAATATTTGTTCCACCCATAGTAGATACTCCTGGGTTTGTTTGAATTATTGCATTTGATGCATCTGCTGCTAATTTATTATATGAAGCAGACAGTCTAGATATTGCTTGATTTAATATATCTGCTGCTTTAGCATCACTATAAAATGTTTGTTCTGCAAGTGACCCTGCTTTATTTGCTGCAAGTATTTCTGGTGTTAAGAGTCTCCAGCCTTCTCCACCTTTAAACATAGCTCTAAAATGAGATGCACCTTTAATTACATAACCAAAGAAGTTTGCAAGAACACCAGTAAGCATAATAAGTGGTCCAGCTACCGCAGTAAGTCCTCCAAAGAAAGCTAGAATTGTTTTTATTGGTCCAGGTAATTTATCTATAAATTTTAATATTCCACTAACAATATTTATTAGATGTGTATTTATTGTTAAAAACTGTTCGCCAACTACAGCTAGATCTGCCTTTAATCCTTCAAGAGCTCTCCTGTACTTACCAGAAGCGGATTCTGTAACCATACTTAATTCTCGACCAGCAATGTTTGCTAAATCTTGAGAACTTGCTTTCATTAAATCCATTACTTGTAAGGTTTGGCTTCCTTGCTTTCCAAGGTTTTCAAATAAAGCATTCATACGAGCAAATTGGAATTTACCAAATAATTGTTCTAATGCCTGTTGTTTTTGTAATGGATCTAAGTTGTCTAATGCTGATTGTAATGCCAATAATGTATTTGTTGTGTTTCCAGCATTTTTTTGAACAATGTCAGTTAATGATATTCCAAATCCAGCAAACATTTCTTTTGCTACTTTAGTTGGATTAATTAAAGATGCAAGTCCTGACTTTAAAGCGTTAGCGCCTTCTGATGCATTGATTCCGCCTTCTCTCATTGCAGTTAAATACAATGCTAAATCTTCTACGCTACCTCCAAGACCTTTAATAATTGGACCAGCTTTAGGAATTGCTTCTACTAAGTCATTAAGAGTTGTTGATGTCTGGTTTTCAACTGCGTTTAAAAAGTTAATTGATTCTGCTAGTTCATCAGTATTTTGTTTGAATGCAGATTGAATTGCTAATGTTGCCTTCATTGCATCTTGTCTATCTACTTCACCAAGAACTGCTAGACGAGTTGTTTCTTTAATTGAGCCTAATAATTCGTTACCTTGCTTTCCAGTTGCAGCAATGTCAGCACCTAATGCAATTGTTTCTTTAAATGAAGAACCGTATGCTTTAGATAATTCAGATGCGGTTTCAGTAACTTGTTTTCTTATTTTGCCTAAATCACTTGCTGATGTAGCAGCTAAACCACCATAAACCTTTGTTAAACGAGTTAACTCTTGATCGGCTTCTCGAAATGCTTTTGCAGATGCAGCTCCAAATGCTGCTAATGGAACAGTTAATCCTACGGTTAATTGACGACCAGCCCACTGGGTATTCTTACCCCAATTAATTAATGAGTTTGCTCCTTCTTGAACTACACGATTCATAATTTGTAGTTCTTGTCTTGCTAAAGCTGTTTTGCTTTTTACCTTATCAAGGCCAGTTGGAATGTGAACATTGTACTGCATCAAACCTTCGGCATTTTTGCCAAGAGGTTGAAGAATTGCATTTTGTAGCTGAACTTGTTGTTGAGCTAATTGTCTAATTAATCCGCCATTAGTTTTTAAATGTCCTTGATATACTTGAAAAAATTGTTTTAATTTGATTTGGCCTTTGTCTAATTGAGATCCAAATTTATCTACATCAGATGTTAAATTTACAAAGTGTGTGGAAAATTGTCCAGTGCTTCTAAGTGTGTCTGCAAAAGAACGATTCATTACAGCAACTTGTGCTGCTAAATTCTTATTTGTTGCGTTTAATTTTGTTTGAAGATTAGTTAAGGCTGAAGATACCTTACCGAGATCTGCGATAAGATTTGAAAAGTCGGACGTGGCGACTATTCGGGTGACTATCTGTTCTTCAGCCATTTACTATAATTTTACTCCTTAGAGTATCCTAAACCTGCGTTTATTCCGAATCCTGCTTCTGAGGCAAAGCTTCCTTGTAATGATAGTACATCACTACCGCTTGCTTTTACTCCAAGAGCCCTTCTTCGTATGTCGTCAAATGTAGGACCTTCTTTTTCTTGTTCATCATTTAAGTTTACTCCCTGAAGAGATGCTAAGAATTTTCTTTTCTCATCTTCAGTTTTTTGCATTGCCTTAAATGTTTGTATCAGTTCTGGCATTGAGAGGCTTTCTTCTAATTCTTCGTAATTTTTCCAATTACCTAAAAGAAAAACTTCTCCTAATAAAGCGGCTAAATCTAGTTCTGACCAGCCAGAACCGCTGCCGCTAGAAGGTTTGGGTCGTCAAGTTTAATTCCACCACATACTTCTAGAATTCTATTAATGGTAGGCATGTCTAGTGCATCTTCCAGTTTATCTTTATCAGCTACCAATTCTGGTACCTGAGATTCAATTGCAATTCCGCATGCTGTAATTAGAATTGTAAGTGTTTCGTCTTCTCCTGACGAAGTTTCTGTTTTTTTAATTTCTGCCATGAACTTTCTTAAAGCTTTAATAGTCAATGGTTTTAGTTTTACCTTTGAGCCATTTTGAAGTTCAATTTCTTCTATGTCGTATACTGTTGTAGCCAATTTATCCTCCTAGGATTGTCTTAATTATTATAACATAATGGTATTATCACTACAAATAGAAAGGCCCCCAAATTAATGGGGGCCTCTATAATTTAAATTAGTTAAATTAAACTGTTAACACACGGTCAATAATCTTACCGTATTCTGAGCCAGAGTAGTTAGCATCTGGTAGAAGACGGAATGTTACTGGGAATGTGGTTGGAGTGGTACGTGCAAGTGAGAATTGTGACTGTTGTACAGACAATACTCGACGAGCATAATATACACGCTCTGATGCGGTTGAGCTAGCTGTTGGAGCTAGACCTACTGCAATTAATTGACGCTCTGTTGGAGCCGCTCCTAGGGAACCTGCCTCAAGACCTAAAACGTCTTTCTTAGTTAGTCCAGTTCCTGATGTTGATAAAGATGATGCATTCTGTCCGAATACCGCTACAATGTTTTCTAGAGTACCTTCTGACATTTCTGTTGCAATCATAACCTCCATTGCAGATTTAAACAGCTTAGCTGTATCTAGCAATTGGTCAACGGTTACTGAATCGTATGTTGGGTTGTAAGTAATTTGAAGACCGTTGTTAGTAAAACCAACGTTACGATATCCAAACTTACCTGCTTCTTGATCTACTGCATTTAATGAAGTTGTGTATGAAACTCCTGATGCGAAAGCTGGTACACCAACTGTTGTTGCACCTGAAGCTACCGCTACACCTGCTTCTGCGTTAGCAATATAATCTGCATCGTTTACGTCAACTGTTGATAAAAACAGTGGTGACGCACCAACGAGAATATTTTTTGCATTACCTACGGATTGTGCCATAGTTTTGTTTCCTCCTATATTTCAATATATATATATTTAAATCTTAAGTTCAAGCTGGCTAGGCTTCTTTCCTCATGTCCTATAATACGGCATAATGAGGTCTAAAGCAATTTAAAGAAATCGACCAGTTTGGTCTGTTATTCTTGAATATTTAGCCTCTAAAATAATGTCTGTTGACAGGAAGCCTTTTAGCTCTTCGGATGGTTCGGTAGGGGATATATCGGCTATAAAAATACTATGGAATTTAAACTTGTTATTTAGGGACTCAAACCTATTTACATCTTTTGCAGAGTCATCCATTCTCCTAAATAGGTCGGTCATAAAATTTCTTATTTCATTAATTTCTGAGACATCTGTGGAGTAAACTGTAAAGAGAATTTGCTCACAGCATATTAGCCAGTTGTCCTCGTATGAAAGACCAATCTTGTCATAAATTATATGCTTTTTTCCACTCAAGAATTGGTTCATTTCTGGAGATTGTTGGACTGGAATAATAGGGACTATTGCACTTCCTACGTTATCGCTATAATAATCATCCTCATCAAATATCTTTGCCTCTAATAGTTCTGCCCATAAGAATTTTCTTATTTCTAGCATAGCGTCTAATTTAAAATTGGCTGTCATATCATTGACGCTCCAAATGCTTTTTCTGATGCTGCGTCCGCCATTGATCTAATTAAATTTGGAGAAAATGAGTACTTAACTGTTCTGATTGTGGCTGGAATTCTTAGAGCCCTTAGTGACTCTGAATTAAATAGTTCTTTAAATCCAGATTTTTTAATAGAACTATTTACCAATTCCCCACTAAAGAATCTTGAATATTGTAATTTAAATTGATTCATTACACTAGTTCCTCCTGGCCTTTTAACGGTCACTGAGGCACCTTTAGGCATAAACACTGTATTACCATCAACTTCAAATACTAACCTCTCAGAATGGCGTGGAGCAATTTTAAGGGGCATGCCAGCTTCCATGATAGAAGCTTTTGCTGCAAATACATGTCTACGTTTACTATTTGATGCTGGGACTAATGACTTAGACATAAGGAATTCAAAATCAATTTTAAACGATATTCCTTCAGAATCTATAGATGTTAACTTAAATAATCTAGCATTCTTATTTCCAGACTTTTTCCATTCATATACATGGTGAAATGATTTAGGCTTTGTTCTTGCCTGAGCATCTATATAATTTCCAAAATCTTTTTCTATTTGAGTAAATACTATTTTTTTAAAAGAATTTTTAAACTTTTTGCTATTGCTTAGTTTGGCAATTACATTAGCTTGGTAATATAAGGCTGCTGATATTTGCGCCACATTACTATCATTAATAGCCCCCTTTGGATTTTTATTATACATTAATCTTTCAAGACCAGAAGCAGCCTGGAGAAGCATTGCGTTAGATTCCAATTTGCTGGTTCTCCGATCTCTTTAATGTTGAGTTGTATGCTAAAACTTGTCCAAATGGATCTGTTATAGGGGTCGTTCCAATTATTTCAAAAACAGTTGGGGTATCAGATGGATAGTTTAATTCTGTCCAAATTGCTTCTTCATTGCTATCTCTAATATTAGTAATTTTTTCTCTAGCCGTAAGTCTTTCTGAGGTGCGTACTTGAATTACCTGCTCGTTGTTATATTTATTACTAAATATCTGTTTGTCCCCAGATCTTGTCGTTGCAGAGTTTGTTATTACTCCTTTTGCATGACAATCTAATGTTTTATAATAATTCCATTCTTTTATTATAGCCCCAGTATCTGGGTTTTGTACATCCAATTGTTTATATATATCCATTTTCATGGATAGCACTGCTTCCATGATATCGATCATTAGATAAGCACCATGTTTGTTATAACATACGGGGCAAGTAATTTATCTACATATGCAGAGCCAGTTCCAGAAAATGCATTACTTGAGTATTCAAAGTCCCAGTCAAATGTTGAAACGCTCTTTAAGTATCTATCTGTCCACATTCTATCTTTTGCAAAATATTGTCCAATTAATTGAACTGCTGCTTGCTCAACTTCATCTGGGACAGATTCCCAACCAAATGTTCCAACTACTCTATACCTAACGTTTTTTCTAAAAGCTTGTCCTGTGTACAAATCATTAATTGATGGCGGTATCATTCCATTTGCTACATATACAGTATTGTCAATAAGTTCAGTTCTATCTAGTCTAATACCAAATCCAGTTTCTGATATTACTGGTGTGTATCCCCAGTTATTTACTTGAGGGCTAGATAAGTTATCAATTAACAAAAAGTCGTCTGCATATAATTTGTGTATTTGATTTATTTTATGAGGCATAGGAAGAATGTCTGATCCATTACCGTATATTACTTCTTCTTCTTGATATAAATAAAAATTCTGCCCAGTAAAATCTTCTATTATTTTACGAGCATATTTTTCTGCCATGGACAGATCATGATAATTTTTATACTTAGGATCGGATGGATCGCTTCCAATTTTTAAATCATCTATTGCTTCGGCAAAGCTACAATATGGAGTTACAATATCTAAATAGGTTGCATGTTCTCCATTTAATCCGCCAATATTGTAACTCCATATAATTTTAAATTTTCTATTCCTAGATGTATAAAATGTAGACAGTGATACTTGATACGTTCCAATATCAGATTCTACTTTATCAGCAGTGCTTGTAGAAATTACTGTTGTTGGGCTTATAGATGGACTAATAGTAATATCATTAGTTATGTCATAAATTCTAGCCGTAACTAAATCGTCATCAGCATCAACTATTTCATTATTCCAGAATATCTTAGTTTTTACTGGTGTTACCGTATCTTTGTATATCTCTGCCATATTAAAGGCTTAGATTAGTTATAGAAGTCTTGAACTTCCTTTGGTGTGGCTAATCTAAAACCTTCCTCCCTATCAAAAATTTCTTGAGCTTGTTCCTCAGACATTGCTACAAATGGGTGTGTACTTGTAAATGTAAATCCCATAGCATCGTATCTATGATTTGCTCTTTCCATTCTAACTAAAACTGAATCTTTATCTTGACTCTTTTTAGCATCAAATCTTGGTAAAACTTCAATCTCTTCTTTATTGTCGTCTATATCTTTAATAGTCTTTTGATATATTGACCATGTCACGCCCTCTTCAGCTAATGATGCAATAATATCGTTCTTGCTTTTTAGTGTTTGTATATCTACGCCAAAGTCTTCGGCTATTTTTTTTATCTCAGATAGTTTTAATGTCTCAAATGACATATATTCTCCTTAGTCTAGTTATTTAATTATATCATTACTAAATTCAAATGAAAAGCCCCCAAGATTAATTGGGGGCTTTTATTTAGACTAATTCCTAATTAGGAAGCAATCTTAACGTTCTTTACTACTACCCAAGCGTCTGCTTGCTCAATTTGAACGCCAACACGAGTATACATTGTGTACTCGATTGAGTCCTTCTTTGGCCAGAAGAATCGGTATACAGTTACATCACGCTTGATACCAATAACTACGTTATTTGGGAATGTCAAGTGGACGTCACCGTGTGATCCTGTTGCTCCTGAGTATGAGCCAGTTTGTGTCTCGCTTAATAGCGGAACTTCAACAATTGGAATACCAAATGCGAAAGGTGCTACGTATCCTGCTGGACCGCCTAGTGGCTGTACGCCTCCACGGATAACGCTTGAAGCGATATCTTGTGGGTTAGCTGATCCATCTGCACCAAGTAATGATGCTGAGTATAAATAATCTTGAATCAAGTTTGAACCTGACAAGAAGCGAAGGTCTGTACGACGTTGCTTGTACTTACGTGGAAGTGCCTTTAATGCGCTATTAAATGTAGCACGACTAATTGCGGCTCCACCTGCATCTACTACGTGACCGTTTGCTTTTGCAAGCTTAACTGTTCCGTCAAATGCTTTGTAAAGTTGATCAGATGATAGAGCTGTGTTTCCGTTAAGAACCAAGTCTTCAATATCATTACCAGCCTGTGTTGCCATCAGACGTGCAATATGATCTTCTAGATCTGCACCTTCAATGTTGTCTTCTAGAGACTCAGTTGAAAGTTCCCAATCTAGACGTAACTTCTTTGTTGTCAAAGAAATTTTTGAGAATGTCACAGCAGAGTTGCCACTGTTTGCGTCATCTCCTTCTGTCGCAAGCTTCATAAGCTTTTCGCCTACGCCCATGCGATCAATTTCAGTTGTATCAGATTTCATTCTAACGGTACGTGCGACTTTACCAATTACGGTTGCGTCGAACATGTAGTCTAGAAATCGAGCTGATTGTTCTGGATTAAGTAATCCACCATTGCCACTTTCTGACCCTGTGTGAATTCCTTCTCCTCCAGTTGTTGAAGCGAAAGTGCCTGTGGCTGTTGTGCCAGTTGCAATTGCCTTTTCTAATAATTCATTGCTCATAATTTATTTACCTACCCTTTATTTAAATAGTTCGTTTACGGAACCGAGGAAAGAACCATTCCATTTTGATTTTTGGATTTTTACTTCCTGAGACCCGCCAAGGTCTGAGGACTTCTTAATTGCAGTCTCTGATTCTACTGCATCGACACGCTTTTCTACACCATCAATCGTGTTTTTGATGTTCTCAACAGTTTTGTTGAGTTCTGAGTGTTGTTCTGCCAACTCTGATATTCTGGCTTCTACGCTCTTGCTAAAAGATTCAACTGTTTCTTTAATAGTTGTAACTTGTGCTGCATTTGCTTCTGAAGCCTTGCTTAGAGTTTCTGAGAAAAAGCCTTTTAGGTCACCTAACATTTTTGCAAAATCAGGTTCATCAACGACGACTTCTGAGACGTCTGCTGCTTTTTCAACGATTTCGGCAGAAGCATCTGCTACTACATCTTCTGTAACAGCTTTTTCAATTACTGCTTCTGCAGGGATTGAAACTTCTACTGGAGCAGTTTCTTCAACTGCTACTGTTTCTGTGTTTTCTGACACTTCATTACCTCCTTTTGCGTTTGCCTGTTTTGCTATTTGTGTTTCAGGCAACGTAAATCTTGACTTCTTAAATGAAGCAAGAATTTTATCTATTTCTTTTGCTTTGTTAACATCGTTAGTTTCTACCCAGCCAATTAAACTTGCTAGTTTGCCAGTTACTGGTGAGGTATAGGTTGCTTCTGTTGACATAAATACGGAATCACTATCTTCACAATAAAAAATATTTTCCGTAATGGTATCTGCTGCTATTCCTTTAAAAATTAATTGTCCATTCATTTTTTGAATAGATAAAATATTACATAATTCATTTGCTGGTGAATCTACAACTGATAGTTCTATCAATGAGTATTCTTTAATAAATCTTACTGGATTTCCTGTAGACTTATTTACTTCGTTTTCTGAATCTACAATCTTTCCGCCAATTGAAAATCCTTGAAGAGTTCCGTCTAAAACTTTTTCCCAGGTATCTTGTGCGCCTTTTGATATGTATGCATCTACATATACTCCATTATAAAATTCACCTGATTTTGTATCATAATAAGTTTCTGGTCTAAATGAAACCATTTTGCCAACTGCATTGGATGAATGCATTTCTCTGATATTGCCTCTAAAACCTTCAAAAGCTTTTAAGCTTGCTTCTGCGGTTACAACATCTCCTGTTTGATCAATGTTGTCTAGTGTTGCAAAACCAGAAACTGTTCTCTTTTCACGATTGACTTTTGTGAAAGGAATAGATAAACTAATATCATCGCCATTACTGGACCAATAAGATTTTTCGATATTCATATGCTTAATTTTATCTTTGTATACATAAAAAGGCAAATAACTAGTTGCCTAATAATTAAGCTGTGGTTCTACCCTCACCTTTTGGATTTCTGGCCTCCCCAGAAATATCGGGAGAATTTGCAGATCTCTCCTGAGTTCTTTGTCTTGAATTACCAGCCTGGGCTCTTTGCTCTGCCGCTCCCTGTGCTTTTAAATCAACGACATCATCTCCGCCATCTCTAGGAACCATGCCCTTTCTAATTCTAACTTCATTTGGGGTAATTACTTGCATTCTTAAATATCGCTCATCAATTTTAGACTGAGTGTCCTCATCTGTTAAAGTTAATTCATTAAATTTAAGCATTAATGCATCTGTTTTTTCTGAAATAATTCTATTTATTTTTTTCTCTAAAATATCTTGTGCTGGTCTACATACTTGCTCTTTAAACATTTTATCTGCATCACGAGCAGACGCTAAACTAATTCCTTCTGGAACTCCTATTTTATTTATAGGAACTCTATGGGCTAATAGTATTTCATCTCTATTTGCTTTTCTATAAACATTAAATGAAGACTCTTGAGAGTTTGCCTCAATTGGCTCCATTTTAAATTCAACCTTTGAGTCTGGACTGTCTGGTGGAAGTGGTACATATAATGATCTGTGGTTTTTACCCTTTAGCCCTACTTGAAAAAACTCCAATAATTTTCTTTCAGATTCTGGTGAGAGCTTTGCGCCCTTAACAGTAATTATATATCTTGGAACTGCTTTATTTTCAAAATAATCTAAATTATATTTACCAGCAAACTCATTGCCAGCCATTGATGTTTGTGCTGCGACTATATCTGGAAGGCCATAGTAATTGTTCATTGGTGTATATTTCTTTAAATGAATAATTTCATTTGGTCTATCTGTTCCGTCGGCTATTGGATTAGGAGTTTCTTGATCACCGAAATTTCTAAAGTATACGGCTTTTCCGTATAACAATTGAATAAATCCATCACGCAAACGACGAACACGCATGGTCTTAGCTGGGATATGTCCGACATATCCTATGTTTCCTGAAGTAGTTCTACCAATTTCAATAAATCCATTACCCGTAGCTTCTAAATCTGTATAGGCTTTAATTAATGTTTCTGTAAATGTTTCTTCTTCATTTGTTTCTTCTAGCCAATTATCTAAATCTTGGCGAAGCTTGTTTAATTTTCTACGTGCTCTATCTAATTGTTTGTCGTCTGAAATATTGTCTAAAGCATCATTTGCTTTTTTTGTTTCTATAAATGTATACCCAAGTCCTACAATATTTGCAACCTTTGCATTAATTGCTGCGTAGTTGTACGGTGATATTTCATAAATTTTTGAAAGGTATTCTAGGTTATAGACTGGTTGAACCAAATCGAACATTGCATATCCAGTAACTGCCTGTTGCAATAAATTTTGTTGCGTTCCAGTTCCGTCTTGACCAATAAATCTTTTTGAAAACTCTCTAGACATTTTTCGTCTAAAATTAGTGCTAAGGCCATTAACTTTTTTTAATTCTGATTCTCCGATATTAAATGGGTCATTATCTACTACAACCTCTTTGCTATTAAATCTTACCCAATCAGCAGAATTTGATATATCTATATTTTGAACAAACTCTGTATCATCATTAATAAATTCCATTAAGGCTTTCCTCCATTTTTAATTGAATCTTTGTATACGCCGATATCTAGCGGATCTGGTGTTAGACCCCAATCTAATCTTTGTTTTTGGTGTTCAAATTCTTCATCATCAATTTTACGTCTACCTGATAAAAATTTAGGCTGACCTTCATATATTCCAAATGATCTTACTTCTCTGGCTAGCAAGTCTATCTTTGACCGATTACCTTTTTTAGATGTTATTGATAAAAAATTTCCATCGTCATCGCCAATCCATCTTCCGTCTGGCATTTCCCACACGTATATTCCTAGAGTTGTTTCTTCTATTACTTTTTGATTAACATTTTTAATATCCATTAGGTATTAATTCTACCATTACTTGTAGTTAAAGTCCATATTTTGTCAAGACAATTGACAGAATTATGAGTTTTGTATCACAAGCCAGTCATTATTATATAGGTTTACTGAATTTTCGGACAAGGTTATGGAAGATCCGCTGGTTTGATAGGACTGCCTAGAGGTATATAAATCATAATGATTAATAATCTTATTATAATCTAATGAATTTTGGTAAAATGACATATATTGATATAGAGCCTTTACCGATCCATTAGATTTATGATTTATAGTTAATTCCCCTTCTACTGGCTCCGTTAAGTTAATGACTACATGATATAAATTATTATATTTAAATATATTAGAAATATTAGTTTCTGGGGTCGCATCCACACCATTTACGTATATAGAGTCAATATTATCTTTATTGACATTTCCTAGACTATCCCAATAATACCCAGTTTCTGTTGAATCTTGTAAAATTAATCCGCTAAATTTAGGAAGTAGGTCTACCACTTCTGCTGGGTTTACGTCTATAGTTTCTGTATTTGGATTAATTTCAGCATTAATAACATTGTTTTGAGATAAAGGAATGTTTACAATTTCTGCATCGGTTACTGGAAGCAGGAAAAATGGGGTATAAAAAAACTCAATGCTTTTTATTTTATTAGTTAAATTAATTTTAAATCCAGATTCGCTTGGCGATAATATCCCATTTCTTAAATCTCTAGATACAACTGAATATTTTTTTGATCCCAAATAGTATTCTAAATTTTCAATTTTGGATAAATACCCTGATCCATTTTTTGAATACATAATTTGATTATTATAAAAGCTAATATTTAAATTATATAATTTTGGTAAATATTTAGATATATCTTCAGAAGAGATTGTTATTCTTATATTTAAAAGTCTACTATCATTAAATTCTAAAGAATTATATTGTGGTATAGATTCTCCATTTGAACATAAAAAATAATTTATTCCGTCTGTGCTAGTTTCTACAGTAACTCCACTGTCTCCAAACCAATCTATTTTTGAAGAATTCATTGTTATTGCAGCTGGCAAAAATATAGTGTCTTCTAAAACAATACTTTTTTCTTCTGGGATTTCACTACTTTTTATTTGTATATATTGATTTGTTTGATCATAATAAAGATCTTCTGTTATTAATTCTTGCCATGATCTATTAAATGGATATGAATATGAAAAAACTTTACTAATGTCTGTATCATAGAACTCAAAAATTTCTCCGTTGTCAGATTGTGATATTTGTGCTGGACTGGTGTAACTATCATTTAAATAATGATCTAAAATTTTTGTACTTGGTAGCCCATATCTATATATTGCTACATCATCTATCAAAAAAGTATCTTGTGTGTCAGATGTAGGGCCAGATGATATTAATACTTGAGTATTTGTAAATGGATTGCCTTCTATATTTTTACTAATACATAATATGCCGTCTATATAGATATGAGCCTCTTTGACTAAATAAACACATACAATGTGAATTGATTTATTTACATATGGAAGATTATACTCTAAAGACTCTTGGTCTAATTTAAAAATTATATTTTTATCTTTATAGAATATTCCAATATTTTTAGAAGCATCTCCAAGTATTTTTGTTATTTTATCCGTATATATTTTAGGATATATCCAGCATTCTAATGTAAAATCATTATCTCCGTAATAAACTGTGCCGAATCCTCCTGGGAAATTATTCTGGTAGTACCCGTTTATTATTGGAAAATTTATATTATTGTCTGAATTAACCTCTAAACAGTTTTGTCCGCCTAATGATAATGGTATCATTTTGGTTGATGTATCAAAAATTCCACTATATGATGCATCATTATTGCATCCAGAAAAATCTTTTAGCGTGCCATTTTGAGCACTATCAAGTGTCCAGAATCCTATTGGGTTATCTTTCATAACCATTAATTTATTAGACATCTTTTAATTATACCCTAAATTTTAAAAAATTGTAAATTACCAAAATTTCTCTTTAAACCAAAAAAGAGGTATCATATATTTTAAACCAGATTTTGTTGGTTTTGGATCATGCATATATGGCTGATAAGATGGAAAAATTACTAAGCTTCCAGCAGATGGCTTAATCTTAATTCCTTGATTTGGAAACTCTATTTCTCCACCCTCATAATCATCGTTTAAATAGAATACCATTGAAATTGATGGTTGCTTAATGTTATAAATATCTTCCGTATCTACGTGAGGACCCATGTATGCACTTGTATTATATTTTCTTATTGTAAAATGGTCTGGCATGTACCCAGAATCTTGATTAGTTTTTTTACAATAATCCTCTACACAAAAATCTATTAAGTTTTTAAGAGTTTTTGCAATAATAAAAGAACTTGATTCTTCATTACAATTATTTAATATATTTGTAAATGAAGCCTCTCTAAATTCTCCATATAGCACATTTGCATTACTAGCATACCATGGCTTCCAATTAGAAAAAATATTTGCATTTTCTTGTTCTACATCATTAATTAAATTAATAAAATGATTTAAATCATCAATTAAATTTTCATAATATACAACATTATCACATAGTATTGTTGTTTTCATTATTTTTCATTTTTTCTGAATACTTTATTTGTTTTCCATCTTCAAAATAAAGCATTGCTTCTGGCATTTCTCTTTTAATTCTTTCTTCTTCTATTTTAAGCCATTCTCTAGGTCCATAAATTTTTTGACTATTTAACCAAGATTGTGACCCGTCTGAAATATAGGTAATAAAGTTTCTTACAAAAAACTTTTCTCCTTTTTTAATTGTTTTTACTCCATGAAAATATGGTGGCACTGAAGGGAAGACTAAAATGTCTCCCGCTTTTGGCTTGTGTGAAACAAATTGTCCATCTATAAAAAATTCAATATCTCCACCATCATAGTCGTCATTAATGTATGTTGTGCATGTTAAAAAAAACTTTGAACCTGGCCATTCAGCTTCAAATATTTTAAAATCTGTGTGATACTGCATTGCTAGATTATTTTCTAAAACATCTAAATCTTTTTTATATTTTGAAAATGAGGAAGACATTAATTGCGCTCCCTCTGGCATAACAACATTATTGTTTTTTATATATTCATTTATTGCAATGTTATATGCTTCATAAACACTATCAGATAAAAGTTTTTCTTTATCATACATTTCGCCATACTCTCTAGCTTCTGAATCTTCGTGTTTTTGTTGAGTATAGGTTCCAAAAACTGACCACTTATCCCATTTTCTTAAATAGTATTTGCCATCAGATGTTTTTTCAGATTCTTTCATAGTTTGATATAAATCTTCTACATTTGGCAATAAATTTCTATATACCTCTATTTTTGGATAAATTACTATTCTTTGATACTGGTTACTCATGCATTTTTCTCCTTTTCGTATTTACTCTTATATGTTGGAATTATTCCATTTTGTCTATCTTGTTCCCATTTTTTATACATTAAATCTTGTTCTGATCTTATTCCCTTTAGTTCCACTTCCCATTTAGCTTTTTCTTCATCTGTGTAGACTGCATCTGCATCGTCCCAAAATGATCCAATAGTATATCTCTCTCCATTTTTAACTGTAGTTACTTCGTGCTCATTCTTATATCCACCTTTAAATATTGAAATCATTCCAGTTTTTGGTTTTATATTAATTGGATAATGTTCAAAATTTAAATTTCCACCATCAAAATTATCATTTAAATATAAAAATATTGCATATTTACTTCTTTGAAATGCTGTAGGGTTACCGTGTTCATCAGAGTTATCGGAATGAAATCCTGCAAATGCTCCTTCTGTCCATTTTTGTGCATGATAACTAATTTCAGACAGCTTATTGTTAAAACAAATTTCTCCAGCATTTTTTATTTTTTCTTTAAGGCTGTGAAAATATTTTGGGTCAAAACCAAACGGAATTAAATTATTATCATATTCCCAAAAACCCATAGCATACGATTCATAAAAAGAAATTTGATTCCATTTTATGTAATCATTCTGCACAGACATTTCTAAATAATCTATAATTCTTTTGCATTCGTCTTCATTTAAAAAGTTATCTATTGTAAAAACATCGTCTTTATGTTGTTTTATATCATACATTATTGTCATCCTTTAATTTAGTTATGGTCCAAAACCAAGGAGATGTGTATCTACATCCTTCTTTAACAACATTAACCCCGTGAATATAATTCATATCTCCAGGGAAAAAATATGCTGCTCTAGCTTTTGGTTTAAATGATATATTTTGTTTTGGAAAATGTAACTCCCCGCCTTCATAGTCATCATTTAAATAAAATATTGTTCCTAAATCGTACCATGGGAAGTCATTTTCTTTTCCTGCGTCTGGGCCCTCGTGTAACTCTTTATCTGCATGGGGGAATTGATATGTTCCTTTTGGCCAACGTACAATAGCTGGGTGGGTAGACATGGCCTCTACATTATAAAATGATTCAATAACAGGTTTTAATCTATCTATAATATTTCTTAGCATTAGAACAACATCTTGATTTGCTTTCATTAAAGTATTAAGTGTGGCTACTCTATTTTCCCATACCCTATGATCATAAATTATTGTTCCATTTTCATTATAATGGGATTCTGTAACATCCCAAATTTTATTATTTTTAGCAAAATTTAATAAAAATTCTTGTTCTTCATTTGTTAAAAAGTTTTCTATTTCTTGTATCATATCTGAAGATGATCCGAAATAGCCAGAAGGTGTTATTGATTGCCTTGCTGTTCTAATATACTTATTATCGTTTATAGAATCAACATTTTGAATTATGTCTTTTCCTTTAGCGTTTTCAAACATATGTGCCTCCTATTTATATTCCTTTGGTACCCAAATATTTTTTTTATAAATTCCTCCGCCTTTTACTCTAAAATTTTTAGCAGTCTTAACGTGTTTTTTTACCATTTCTTTTTTTTCATGAAGGACTGGATCCATCGACCAATCCTCTCTTTTAAATGGAATTACTTGTGCATACGGAGTTCCTTTTGGAATTAACCCGACAAAATCATTTTTTAAAAAAAATGGAATAAGGCCAGATATAGTATACATATCACTATCTATAATACCATTAGTTGTTAAAAATGGTAAATCAAATCTATTAAGGGGATTTAAAACTAATAAGCTATATCCTTTGGGGGTCTCCATAGCCCAATTTGGCCACCAATGAAAATGAGTTTCTCTATATCCACTTGGTACCACAAACTCTGGCATTTTTTCTCTTCTTGCACAAAACTCTTCATATCCTTTTGGCGTTTCTACGTATATCTCACCTTTATATTCGTAAAAAGCTAAATCACATGGAGTTTTTAAAAGATACCCTAAAGAAAATGAATCTAGTAACGCTGGGCAAGACTTAAATCCAAGTCCTCTTTCTCCAAAATTATCAGTTACATAAGATCCATCATCGTTTTTCCAATATTTACTTGCTTGGGAAAACCAATTGGGAATGCTTAATTTTGCTGGTACTGGCAAAAAGTCTTTTGAGTCTTTGTTATATGGCCTTGAAGAATGAAAAATAATTTTATTCATTTTTATTATTAACATAAAGTCTTATTGCTTTTACTTCATGCTCTCCTATTTTTTGACCTTTATAGTTTACTGCATCTCTGTAAAAATTAGTCCACTTACCGCTATCTGTTTTTTCTTTAACAATTTTAACGTGCTCTTCTTCTTTTAAAACTACATTATTTTTTATATTTTTATAATTGTCAATTTCAATTATAGAGTTTTGTAAATATGATAAAGATATTGGAACAATTGATATAAATGGTTGATTAGCTTTTATAGTAATTTTTGTAAAAGGTTTAGTAATTCTTAATGCACAGGGAAACTCTCCTTTAAAAAATGATGTACTTATAATTGTAGTAAATGCTTGTGCCCCATCTATAAACATATTTGGAACTGGCATTTGTAACAAACTAACATCTTTATCTGTTTCAAATACTATTCCAGTTTTAAAACTTATTGTTGCATTAGCTCTTTCTGTATAGCAGTATTCTTCGCCTTCTAATATTTTAACATGATTTCCAGATGTGTCTGATATTCCGTCCCATACAAAAGAAATATCTTTTGGAAATGAAAGGCCCCACCCTAAGCCATTTGCTAATGTTACTGGAAAACACTTATATGCATGACCATCTACTGTATTGTCCATCCAGTCTCTTTTAATATTTATTTGAGAAATATTTGCAGAGTTATTATTTTTATAGGCTGTAACTTTATACACTATGCATAATTTTCTGTATATTTTTTTTCTATTTCTCTATATTCTGGAGTATGTGGTGCTTCTAGATAGTCTAACATAGTTACTATAGAATACTTAACACCTTTTGTGACTGGCATAGCTGCGTGAGAATATATATAAGATGAAGGAAATAGGTATAGATCGCCAGCCTTTGGTTTAATTTTTAAATTAAATTTATCAAAAAATAACTCTCCGCCTTCATAATCGTCATTTATATATCCGACTGATGAGAGCACACAGATATAAGAATATCCGTGATCAGAATGAACTTGGAAATGTTGATCTTCTCCGTATTTAACAAAATTAAAGGATTCCCAATAATTTAAAGGAGCAAGCCCAAACATTTTGCTATAGTCTTTAACTGGATCTATCTGTGCTACGTATGAATCTTCCCAAATTTTTTCTAAAGCATATTCAGTTTCTTTTTTATTTTCTGGGGGGACGCTTTCTCCGCCTAGCATCAAATATCCATTAGGATTACTTTTTATTTTAAAATCGGCACAATCTCTATATCTTTTATCTTCTAGATTATATCCTGTTTTTGCAGTTTTCCATTTATATGGGTTGTTTTCTTTTGATAATTCATTTTCTAATCTTGCAACTAAATTCATTGACTCTGTAAAAACATTTCTATAGACCATAATTCCTGGTGCTAAGTATTCTGCATTTTCTAACATTTATACTCCTTTATGATGCTTATCGTTATAATCAAACATTGTTACTATCGAATATTTTGTACCAGATTTTATTGGTAGCGATTTATGAGAATATATAAAAGAAGATGGGAATAAGTATAATTGCCCAGCTTTTGGTTTAATGTATATGTTTAATTTTGGAAAATATAATTCGCCACCATCATAATTATCATTTAAATAACCTACTCCAGAAACTGTACAAACATATGCGTCGCCGTGATCTGAGTGCTCTTCAAAATGATGACCCTCTGTATATTTAACAAAATTAAATGATTCCCAATAATTTAATTTAATATTATACATACTTGAATAGTCTTCTAAACATTCCTTTTGAGCATTATAAGAGTCCTGCCAAATAGATTGTAATTCTAGACTACTTTTATTTTTTATAATAGAAAAATTATTGGATTTTGCAATTTTAAAATCTAAACAATTTCTATATTCTGGAATTTTTTTCTTCCATCCTACCATTGCTTCTTTCCAGGAATATATTCCGTTGCTTTGTTTTATTGTACTCTCTACTCTTTCAATTAAATTAAGAGAATCTGGAAATACGTTTTCATACAGCCAAATACCATATCCTACTTCTATTTTTTGCAAAATAAATTCTTTCTACTAGTTTATTTATTATAGCAAAATAATCTAAAAATGTCTAGGTTATTTATTATGCGTTAATATGCCATTGGCATAAATTAAATCATATGGTTCTGCGTTGAAGGTATGAACAGTACATTCTTCGGTAATTACCTCTAAAGATATAATTTCTTCTGAAATAATATTACCGTTCGAATCATGTTTAGATAATATGTCTCCAACCTGAATTGATCCAGCCAAAATAAAACTATTTTGTCCGTTTCTAGTAATAAACATTGGATGCTCTGCTGTAAACCTAGAAGAAGGATCATTATTAATAATAATTGTTTCTTCTGCTAGAGAAGTATATTTATTAATAACTTCTGTTTTTACCAGCTCTCCAAATGTTGCTGTTGGACTTGACCAAAATAATGATGAATAAGCAGCTTCATCTGCTGGCAGTTCTTGAATATCTACTGCCCATATCCAGTCACCTTCTTGAACATCTTTTGCTGATTTATACTCAATAGAATCATTTTCACCAACAACTGTTACTGGCGTGTCATCATGTAAGCATTTGCTAAAGTATGGTGGGCCAAAGAATCTTGGAGGTGCAAAGAATCCTGGAGGTGCAAAGAATCCTGGAGGACTAAAGAATCCTGGAGGACTAAAGAATCCTGGAGGTGCAAAGAATCCTGGAGGTGCAAAGAATCCTGGAGGTGCAAAGAATCCTGGAGGTGCAAAGAATCCTGGAGGTGCAAAGAATCCTGGAGGTGCAAAGAATCCTGGAGGACTAAAGAATCCTGGAGGACTAAAGAATCCTGGAGGTGCAAAGAATGACGGTGGAGAAAAGAAAGTAGTTACTGAGTTCGTGGAAGCACCAGTAGATGTTCCATTAGCATTAATTGCATAAACGGTATAACTTTGTGTCTGCCCACCAGTTTCGTCAATATTACGTGATGTGACTGTAATATTTTCATATGATGGCCCATCACTTGATACAACGGTATATGATGAAATTGCTTTACCGCCAGTTTCTGGGGCAGTCCATGTAACATCATCTCTGTTTGCTACAGAAGAAGATACTGACGGAGAAACTGGTGCCTGCGGTACTGTAGTTACCAATATAGATGAAGATGGGTCTGAAGATACAGAGTTTCCGTATGAATTAGTTCCATAAACTGTAAATGTATAACTTGTATTTGATGCTAGTCCAGTCATTGTTAATGGAGAAGACGACCCACTAACTGTCAATCCTGTAGGACTTGAAGTTACTGTAAAAGAAGATGCTTCTGGTGATCCTGCTGGCAATTCAAAAGAAATAATAGCGGATCCATTATTATATGCTCTTCCCGTTCCTACATCTGAAACAGAATTAATTATTGGTTTTTGCGGCTCTAAGAAATCGTTTGTCGCTTGTGATTTTCTACCAGATCTTTTGCTCATTTATAATATCTCCTTATGCCTTAAGATCTCCGTATACTACCCAAGAGTTGGTTGCTCTCTTGAATAATGTACATGATGACCATTGAGTACGTAATTTTAATCCAGGAGTAGCATTTACAGTTACCCCAGTATCTCCTGCAATTGTAATTAAGCCAGTATTTGTACCAAGTATATCTAGAGTTGTTCCAATTGGATAAGCAACTGCTGAGTTAGTTGGGATTGTTATTGTTACTGGGCTTGTAGAATCTACCTCTATTAATGAGTCTCTTTCAGATAGTTCAGATAATGTGTAGTTTGCAGTTTTTGAAATAATTGGAGTTCTTGAAGGAACGCCTTCTTTTGTTTGGGTACCATCTGAAAATGCTACTCCAGAAGATGCTGTTATTACTCCTGAGAATGTTGGTGCATTTTCTACTGCAATTGTTGCACCATCCTTTGTAATGTTTGTGCCAGCAATTACTGCCTCAGAAGCATTAAACTGTACGTAGCTAATATTTGTAGTTCCGATTGTAATTGTTCCTGTTGTACTAACAAGGAAGCCTTTAGAACCATTTGATGAGCCAGATGTTACGAATACGAAGTCTCCAGTTGAAACTTCTCCCGCAGGACTATTATCGCTGTCTGCTGCACGAGTAATTTGCCAAGGATTTGAACCATCTCCTACAGCGGTAATTGTGTAAATACCATTTTCTTTAGCATCAGTTTGTGCACGAAGAAGAATTCTATCTCCTACAGCAACTGCTGCTCCGTCGATAGTTCCTATAGATCCATTTGTTGCTTTTGTTAATGTTGCTCCCACTCCAGAAGTACCATTGTTATATGTTCCAGCAAGGTTTCCTGCAGTTGCTGCAATTACTGGTTGATGAAAGTTAATTCCAGCTGCAAGTCCATCAACATACTGTTTAGTTACTGCGTGGAGATCTGACGTAGGTGCACCTGAAAGTGTTAGTGCTCCTGTCATTGTTCCACCAGCAAGTGCTAGTTTAGCGTCTAAAGCTGTTTGTGTAGCAGTTGATACTGGTTTGTTGGCGTCAGATGTATTATCAACATTTCCTAATCCAACCATTGTTGCTGTAATTCCTGTTGCTGTTGTTGTTACTGAAAGCGTAGGTATTGTTACGGTACCAGTAAATGTTGGTCCTGCTATATTAGACTTTAAATTGTCTGCGTCGTCTACATATGTCTTTGTAGCAAGAGCAGATGTGTCTGCAATACCGTGTACAGATGTAGTTGCAGAATTGTGATTGGAAACTGCTGTTCCTAGATTTGATGCCGTGGTGATTGCTTCTTGAGTTACAGCATTGTCTGCATATGTTTTTGTAGCAAGAGCAGATGTGTCTGCAATACCGTGAATATTTGTAGTATCTGATTCGTGGGTTGAAACAGCGCTATCTGCATATGTTTTTGTAGCAAGAGCAGATGTGTCTGCAATACCGTGAATATTTGTAGTATCTGATTCGTGGGTTGAAACAGCGCTATCTGCATATGTTTTTGTTGCCAATAAAGATGTATCTGCAATACCATGAATATTAGTTGTATCAGATTCGTGTGTAGATAAGTCAGTTGATGACGCCTTACTATTTAATTGTGTTTGTATAGAAGATGTAACGCCGTCTACATAATTAAGTTCTGTTGTAGATAATGTTGCACCGTAAAGTATATTTAACTCTGTAGCGCTTGCTGTTAAAGGCACATCCTCATTAATTTTAGGGGAATTTAAAGTTTTGTTTGTAACGGTTTGTGTTCCATCTGTTGTAAGAAGCTTAGATGTGTCTGCAATACCATGAATATTTGTAGTATCTGATTCGTGGGTTTGAACAGCTCCAGTAGTAAAGCTTTCTAGCGTACTTTGTAATGAATCTAAATTATCTAGAATTGCTAATTCTTTTGAATTTGCTGCTCCATAATTAGCTACCCATTTATCATTTACTTCATCCCATTGAATAAATGCTGGTAGTGAAGATCCTCGTCTTACAGAGAATGCAGCACTAAGAGTCGGAGCTCCAGTAGATACATTTGAATTTAAAATAATTTCATTATCTTCTACAAGAAGTTCTGCAGTATTTAATGTTGTTGTATCTCCAGAAACTGTCAAATTTCCAGGAACTACTAAATCTCCAGAACTTGTAAATACTGCTACTGTTCCTGTAGCATTTGGAAATGTAATTGTTTGATCTTCTGTAGGATTTGTTACTGTAAGGGTTGTTTCATATGCGTCTGCAGATGATCCCTCTAAAATAATGCTTGATTTTGGAACCAATAAGTTTCCATCGACATCTAACTTTGCTGGTCCGCCTGCGTTACCAACATCTGCTAGTAATACATAATCTGCTGCTGCTGCGTTGTCTAATCCAGTTATTTGATCATCGACATAAGATTTAAGTGCAACAACTGATGAGTCAATATTAAGAGAAATTGTATTTGTGCCATCATTGTAAGATTTTGTAAGACCTGCTCCCATTGAAAGTGCTGAGTCGATTGCATCTTGTGCAATTTCTGTAATTCCTGGTGCATCTGATGCAATGTATGCAAGGCTAGTCCATGCTGTGTTGCCAGTTCCAACTTTAATTTTTCTGGTGTCTGTTTCAACACCCATTTCACCTGCGGCTAATGTAGGATTTGCTGAGGTCCATTCTGATGCTGTTCCTCGTCTTACTTGAATTCTTACTGTTGACATATTTATTACCCCTTATTTGCTAATTATAGCATTTATTTTTTATTAGACTATAACTCCAGAATCAAATGTTAACCCATATGTTGAAGTTGATGGGTCTCCACCGTCTGCGAATTTAGTTGCTGTTGTACTTACTCCATTTGCCTGAACTGTATAGACTGGAAGACCATTGTAGTCAATAGCTAATCCAATATCCATAAAGCCTATTTCTGCTGTCATGTCTGGAATGTCTGCCACAAATGCAATTGGGCTCCAGGTTCCATTTAATTGGATCTGTAGTTTGTTTGTTGTTGTGTCAAATCTAAGGGGGGTTGAACCTAATACGACGTTAGAATCAAATGTAGCATCTCCTGCGACATTTATTCCATTCTTAACTTTAAAGTTTTTATTCTCTGTTGCCATTTAAGTTCACATATCCCCTAATTGTTTTTGTGGGGAGATTCAGGCTCTCCCCTGGCCTTTTATTTAATTATACTAACAGTGTACCAGTGATTAATACTTCGGTATTGTCATTTGCAGGTGTTACACGAATTCTTACATCTGTTCCGCTTACATCTGCTGAAACTGTTTGAAGTGCAACTCCACTTGTTGATGACATTCCATATTCTGTGATATAGACGTTATCTGAAGAGTCTAGAGTTACCATAATTTTTGCAACTTCTGTGTGATTTCCA